GAATGAACCTGTAGTAAGAATCTCTTCTACCTTGGCGTGATAACTGCTCCCTATCACTAATGCCTCGTTCTCTTTCTTAGGTTTTAATAATTCCCTGTACTCAAACCAATATCTTCTTCTGCAATCCTTGAAGTTATTAATTTGGCTAGTGGTTACTTCGTAAATCATGTTTCTTTACCCCTCTCTTTTCTTGCTTACTCGTAAGCACCTAGAGCCGCGGGAATGGATTTTGGAAAATGATAGGAGAAATGACAAATGAGAAAATGTCTTACAACAGTCTTGCTCCCACGGCCGTAGATGCTTACGAATCTACTTTTTTTATTTATTTGTGTATTTCTTAAACAATGCTTCTATGACCTCATCAGTTGGACTCATGTTCCATTCGGTCATATAAGATATAAATGCCTTTCTAGGTATGTGGACCGTTCTTCGTCCGTTCTCTCCTTCTACAACAGAGCCAGGCATTACACCCTGCTGTATCGCATTGATGATGAACTCTCTGCTCTTGTGAGTGAGTTCCATCGCTTCGCTGACACTCATGTTCCATTCGTCCATATTCTGCTTCCTTTCTTCCAGTATGTGCATTGTGGATGAACGTTTTGGATAAAAAAATTAGTCTAAGATAATATCTTCAACTTTCACATTGCAAGCATTCGCAATTTTAATAAGTTCTTTTGCTAACCAATTTCTTTTGCCTTGCTCTTTTTTTGCGTAAGTATTTGGATTCATACCAACGAAAGTAGCAAATTGGACTTGATTCATATTCATGCCAACTCTTAATTGTTTTACTGTATAGCCCATCGCTTCCTCCTTTCTTGTTCATCTACAGTGAACATAGTACATTAAAAACCGTGCATTGTCAATGCACATTGGACATTTTTTTGTTTTTTTGTACAATTTCAACGCACAGCATTAGTGTTTTTGTTATAATAATATCAGAAAGGAGGGAATAAAAATGAGTGATATCGATGTTAGAATTGGAAGAAAACTCCAAAAATTAAGAGAATCTAAAAATCTATCACTTAACGATGTTGGTCTGAAAGTAGGCAAAGCACGAAATACCATTCACGCTTATGAGAAGGGCAAAATATCAATAAGTGTAAATGTTTTAGAGGCTGTATGTAATGCTTTAGATTATAGTTATATTGATTTGCTGGATGAAATTGTACAAGACATGAAAAGAGATAAATAAATATTTAAATAAAAAAAAGCACCCTAGCGCCAACTAGGATGCAACGGTTGTAAAAGAAACCATCTCATAAAGTCCTTCTACGTGTTTAATTATATCATGATTGGCACGTACAAGGCAAAAGTAAATAGAAAGGACGTGCCACATTATGGCTAGAAAGACTAGATTTGGGCGCAGACCCAATAATACTGGGACCGTAGTTAAACTATCGGGCAAACGAAGAACTCCCTTCTGCGCTCGTGTAATGAGCGATGAAAGAGATATCATAACAGGGAAGAAGAAACAGATATGTATAGGCACTTTCGCAACTCGTGAAGAGGCACTAAATGCGTTGTCTCTTTATTCTCTAAAGAAATCTAACAGCATCACAAATGAAGATGCTAGAAATATTGCTCCTAATTTATTCGATAGAATTCAAGAGAAAACTAAAAAACATGTTCCGACATTCAAGGATATTTATCACATCCTAGACGAAGAAGAATTCAGTAAACTATCGAAATCGGCAAGAAATGGATATGGCTCATGGATTAAGCATTTTGAAACCATATATAATAGACCGATAGATAATATAACTCTCGCTGACCTACAATATGTATTCGATAATGACAAGTCAAAGAATGGAACTCAAATGCACATGAAAGTTCTATGTTCCAAGATTTTTGAATACGCAGTGATTCATCAGTATATTTCGAGAGACTTCGATTATACATCTTATATTAGAACTGCTGAATTCAAGCAGTCAGCAAAGCACTATCCGTTCACCATGGATGAAATCAAGAAATTAAAAACAATAAACACTTCAGAAGCACATTTGATACTTATATATATTTACACTGGTCTTCGAGCAGGTGAATTATTAAACATTAGCAGAAGCAACATTCACATAGATGAATACTGCAATGACGATGGCTCAAATAAATCGATAAGTTACATTGTGACAGGTTCCAAAACAGATGCAGGTAAAAATAGAGTTGTACCGATACACAATGATATTAAACAGTTCGTCATTGATGAACTACTTACTTCGGACAAACGATTAATAGATTGTACATACGCATCATTGAATAGTACCGTGTTATCGACTGTAAATGGATATTTGAAAGCGACGCACACAATGCATGATACTCGTCAGACATTTGCATCACTGTGCCAATTATATAAAGTGGATGTATATGCAAGAAAGAAAATACTGGGTCACAAATTAAAAGACATCACGTTTGATATCTATACAAATGCCTCCAAAAATAAGTTGTGGACAGAAGTGAATAAGATTATAATATAGTAGTCAGCGGTAGAAGTACTCTAAGTGAGCCTACCTGCGAAAGGCGCCTCAAGGGGTGCCTTTTTTTGCTACTGATTTGTTACTAATTGTCTCATAACGAGTACTTATGACAGACAAAAAGTCCTGTAAATAAGCCATTTTTTAGTAGATAAATTTTTAAAGCTTGAAATTAAAAAGCACGTAAATAAAGGAAAAAATGACCCTTGTTACTGATTTGTTACTAATTATGCACTAAATAGAGATAAAATAGTGCATATTAAAGCATTAAAAAAAAGACAGACGGCAATCTGTCTTTTTGAATAGCAGAAGCAATGATTGTCTACTAAATCTAAATTTCATTTAATATTTTAGTATTTGTTTCTTAGATTGTCAACATTTCCATGTTACATCTTAGTCCCTTTAAGAAGCCAATCCCATGTGTTCGTTCCCACGATTCCGTCTTGCTTCAAGCCTCTATTCTTCTGGAATACTTTAACCGCTCTTTCTGTTCCACCGCCAAATTTTCCATCTGTTGATAATTTAAAACCAACACTGTTCAAGCGTTCTTGGATTAACTTTGTAATATTTCCTTTCGCTCCTCGCTTAACCGTAACACAAGCGCTTAGCGTTTTTGGTCCTTTTAGTCCATCAACTTTTAATCCTTTGTCAAACTGATCGTTTAGTTCGCTCTGTAGTCTTGCGACCCAAGCATCATAGCCACTCTTTTGTGGCACTGGAGTATCTGCTTTTGGAATTGCCACAGGAGCGCCATTTAAGCGACTTTTAAATGCATTCCAAGTTGCATCGTTTAGTAGCCCGTTACAATTAGGACACGCTTTACCATTTACATCATAATGACGGATGACATTTTTAATTGGAATATTGTATTTTTTCATCAATACCTTACCCAATTCGATTGCATTTTCAAGTGTCTTGTCAGTGATTTCAACAACTCCATTTTTATAGCAATCGCACATTTCGATGCTGATAGAGTTGGCATTCTTACAGATATTATAGAGTGGGTGATGTTTAGACTGACATTTTCCCCCAACCGAATACGCTGCATAGTTATCTGGTACTGACTGCGTTACGCTGTCATCATCCACAAAGTAATGTGCTGATGCCTTTACGATATGATTATGAAAATGCTTGCCATTACATTCGTCAGAATCGCCGTCGTTTCCAGTGTAGTGATAAACTAAATACTTAATAGTGTTTAACGCTCTGACACCACCATAGTTCTGCTTATTCGCAATATTGGTTTTTAATGTATATCCCATGATTATTCCTCCTCAAAATATGCGCCAATTCCATAATTATCGGCACACATATATTCGATTCTGCATCCTCGTGCAGTATTCCAGTCTTTTACGAAATAGGCTATATCCGCGGTTGATAGCAATTCGATAGATTTTCCAAGACACCACAAAGGAGTGCCATCACTATCAATGTAACTGTCAATGATTTCAGCATCATCGCCATAGAGATTTTTGATGTTTTTGATAGCCTTTTCTCTATTTGATTTAATTTCTTTCTCTGATAAGCCTTTCATGGGCTGTGAAATAAATACCTTCATTTTTATTCCTCCTCGTATCTTGTAATAGGCGCTTTAGCCTTGATTACATTGATGTCGCCTAATGCAATATGCAAGACTTCATTTGTTTTAGAAAATGCTCTGCATTCATAGCAAAGTCTTCTTCCGCATTTTCCTAACGTATCACTAGGTTCTAACTTTGCAGTGATAATATTTTCTTTTGCTGTCGCTTCTTTCCTTTTAATCTCACCATTGTCAACGATAGCGAATACAATTCTATAATCATCGAAGTAATAAGGTTTGCATTCTGATGAGCGTGAAAACTTTATCTGATGAGTAGTTCCTTCTACGACATCTATATCGTACTTGTTACATTTCATTTATTCATCTCCCTTAAAATCTTCTATCTTTCCAACATCTATATTGATTTGTTCGATCAAAGTGAGTTCGGCGTAAGCCCCAACGGATGTTTCAATATTGATGTCATTTTCCGTGATATATATACGAGAGCCATAGGCAGATGTATTACACACATCGATATCTTGCAAATGTGATAACTCAACATTTATTTCTGTGACATGTGTCTCATCATTTCCCGCTGTATATAGAAAAAGAGTAAACCAACCTCTACTCATCCCGACCACACTCCATCACTTGACTTTGCATATATCCTTATGAGATAGTCACCGTCGCCTTTAGATAGTTCTGTATCAATCACACTTACTACTCCTGTGCTGCCTGTTTTTAGACTAGCACCACTTTCTACAAGTAATCCTATTCCTCTACCGGAAGATTCACCCTCGCGGGTTGCACGAGCCTCCCATTCAGTTACATCAATATCGCAATGAAATTTGCACACGCACTCATTTATTCCGAGCACTCTAGATATTCGATACTTATCTATAGTATCAATTGTCACAATAGGCGCCTCGGCAATTCTATATGTGAGAGTGTAAAGTCCGCCTGTGAGCCATACATCTCCTACTGCGGCAAAGGAAGAACCCCAAGCATCACATACAATCGTATTTGTTAATGATGTGCCAAAATCAACTGTTATATTAGTTGTTTTTTTTTGTATGTATCTCCGCCATTTACAGTGAATCTGACTGCGTTAGCATATGTGTAATAGCAGTTGAATACGCCAGTGAATTTAGCAGAAACAACAATCGCATTAGAAGGCAAAACAGGAATATCCCATGTCACGTTTTCACGATTGTGTCCACTTCCAGCAATATGGATTTTAGGCATTGTGGCTTCGGCGGTTACTGTATATTCCTGTGCCATGGTATTATGCTACTGACCAAGTACCAACAGTATTCTTGACGAATACTTTGATAATCTTTTCGCCATCTCCACTAGAAGCAAGTTCGAGGTCTTTTCCGTAAATCTTGCAAGAGATTGCTGTGCTAGCCTTGAAAGTGCCAGTTGCGCTCATGTTTGTAGAACCATTTGCAGTGCCGATTAATGTGCCAGCATCATGCAATGACGATTTAGATGGTACGACTTTAATCTTATATTCCGTAAACGCTACATCTGAAGTGAAACTGAAAGTTGCAACGTCTTTTGGCGATGTCTTAGAAATTCTAGATACATCTGGTCCGATGATAGTAACCGCTGGAACTGATGTGTCTAATGTGATACTAGTAGATGTTACTGCTGTTTCATTATAAACATCATCTCTAACTTTCACATATACAGTTTTCAGTCCATCTCCTGTTGGAAGAGTGATATCTTTAACGTTAGCGAGTGTTTCCCAAACTGCATCTGATTCCTTAGCAATTCCATCGATGCCCCATACTTTCATCTGATATCCGTCTGCGGATTCATCAGTCACATTAATTGCAAGTTGAACTGCTTTGCTTGTAGTATATTGAGACCCATTATTTAACTTGATAGTCAACCCCTGTGGAGCAAGAGTATCGAGTGTTAGATTGAAATAACTTGCCATGATTATTCTCCTTTATTGATAGCCTGTTCAGCCACTTCTAAACCTTTTGTGAGGAAGACAGGCACATTGTCGCCTGCTTCTACAAAGTTCTCTAAGATACTGCGTAACTCATTAATAATTAATGATGCGATTGTAAACCAACCAATATAAGCAGTTACAGATAAGTCAATTCCTAAAGTCTTACCAATCTCAATAAAAATCGCTGATGCGAGAAAAGCAACGAGTACCATTAACCAGTACCCCAACTTTTTCCATACACCACGCACTCCCTTGGCAGAATTATCCTTCCCCGTTAAACGTGACTTTCTAACTCCTGTGATGTAATCAATCACATTAAGAACTAGAAACCCAACAAATAACAGCCAATGAGTACCAAAAACTGCACTCAGTACTGCCACGATAGTTCCTCCTAATGCATTGATTGAATCCATATACTTTAATGATGTGTTGTATAATTTCATTTTAATTTCCCCTTGTTTTTTTTATTTGTTTGCTGAAACTCTTGGAATCATAACGAATCCTGTTATATAAGCACCTTTGGCAACAGTTACAGAATCCATTGATATGAGTGCCAATTTATTGCTGGATAAAGAAGGATAGTATCTTATCGCCAATCTGTATCTATTGTCCGTTACAACAGCGCTAAAGAAATTACCTATACCACCAATAAGGCTGGGAAGATTTCCATCTCCTGGAGAGTACCCTGTTCCTGCTGAAAATCCTGTGTTGTTAGAAAAAGAACCATCATAAGAAAGAAATACAAAATATCCGTTATAGCGATACTTGAATGTGATACCACATGTGCTCCCTAACGTAACTGGTGTAGACCATCCCATAGGTTGCATAACTCTATGCTGTAATTTTCCATCCTTAAGAACAGGAATCCATGTATCAGTCTGATTTTCTGTATCAAAATCAAAGGTATAGCCATTGAATGACTGCGCTTCAAGAGGCATATCTACCTTTAACTTTCCAGTCTCTGCCTTACACCCTATACCTATTCCTCTGCCATCAGCAGAGAAATCAAGCAACTTGAATGATGGTACGATAGCCGAATACGCTGAAACGCCATCTACTGTAAAATAATCCTTTACAAGCACTCTGAAGGAATAGGCATTGTCTGTACTGAACTTGCCGGCAGATGATATATACACTTTGTTATCGCCACTGTATGAATCTGTATAAGTTGCAAGAGTAGTCCATGTCTCGCCATCCTTATACTGGATCATGACAGTCTTATCATTTTTGTTTGCAACAGGTGCAATTGAAAATGAATAAGTAATCTTCACTGCCGTGCCGTCATCATCTGCTTTGTTAGTCGATACATTCCAACGTTGCGCACTCACATTCTTTACGGTCGGTGACCACCACTCTGTAACACTAATATTCTTAAAGAGTGTAGCCTTTTGTCCTCTTGAATCTGTAACTGTCGTTCTAAGGACTACTGTACCAGAAGATTTAAACGGTTGAGTAATGAACCAAGTGTTAGGGCCTTGAGCAATTTGTCCGTCAATCTCATTGTAATAGTAAGTGATTTTTGCACCGTTCTTCGCCGTTGCTGATACATTACATTTGACTTTTGAAATGCCTTGAATAATTGTTGATGCACCGAATCTGTTCGCAATTGCAGTATCATCGTTTGCGTATGTAATACCTGTGATAGTCGGTTCGTATCCGGATGGCATCAATAAATCTAATCGACAGTAGTTAGTGCCGATGTACTTTCCGGCGCGATTATACGTATCAACCTTGAAAGTCAGATAAGACTGAGATGCATTAGTCATCTTATCAATGAGTGATATAGGAACTTTCCACTTGAATTCATCATTCCACTGATTATCAGCAATCTGTACTTTCGTATCATAATAACTGTATGAAATTACATGTCCAAAATCAGTAGATGCTCTAGGCGTCTTGATTGTGACGCTGTTCCCAAAATAAACCGATGCTGGAGAACAGTAAGGCTTAGTCGCCCTAGGAATGACATCGCAGTCGATGCCACCAGAAGCAGATACACTACCTACATAGTGGCCCGAAAGAGTGACTTTTAATTCCTGTGAGAATGAGAAATCAAAATGCTTGCCACCGTTATTGTCATGAGGAATCTTGATGTTTGTGACTGTCGCAAGAGTCTTAGTTCCACCGCTCGCACCGACACTTACACCACCCGACCAAATAAGGACACCATTGGCCCACATAGAGCCATATTTTGTAGCACTGGAATTGATATTCCATTTATAGTACATTGTCAATTTAGCAGTCCACAAATCATAGTTGCCGTCCACATTGACACTTGTTCGTATCATTGTCATTGTGACATTGCCGTTTCCACTTGCAAAAGAAGCAGAACATGATGAAGATGTTGCCATTAGCCACCACCTACTTTCTTAAATGTTAAAGACCCATCATTATTAACGATGAACCCGAAGTTCCCAATTCTTAGCGAATTAGAAACCTCAATGTTTGAGTTATACATTCTGTTATTTGCAAAATACGCTACTTCGTCATTGTTCTGAAAAATAGAGTATTTGCTGTTTGTCTGTCTTGTTTTGAACTCCGAATCCTGTTTACCAATTTCAATTCCTTCTGCATTGAATCTGATATAAGTGTTCAACTGAATCTGATTGTTTGATACAGTATCAGAAAGAGAACTAAAGTCTTCTTTCTTGACGAAATCCATCTGAATAGTATCTGTAGTCTGCTTTAGTGTAGATACAGTAGAAGAAAGATTCGCTCCATCAACCGCACTGTAATAGTTTTCTGATACAGTCTGTAAGATAGATGTCTTAGTCTGCTCTATGGATGAAGAAGCATCCTTAGTTGCCTGCTGCAGCTGACTGTTCATATTGTTGATTCTGTTATCATAGTCATCAATGATTGATTTCAAGTCATTTGCAAGTGTCGGTGTAGTTGTTGTATAAGTTCCATCATCCCATAGTATTCTTGATCTCACCCAGTAATAGTGCTTATCAATATAGTCATCCGGAACACTTTTCCATCCGTCACTGTTTTCATCAGGCATTTGTGTTGAAGAGTCAGACAAGTAATATTCTGGAGTGATTGAACGGATGCCCTGTCCGTCTTCACCATCGTTTACTTGCACAAGTGTTGTGCTTGCAGATGCCTTAATCATATAATTAACCTTCTAACTGTGCGCTGAACGTTGCTTTGTTAGTAACATCTCCTGCGCTGATTGTATATGTAGAACCTGTCGCTACCGCAGTAGTTCCACCGTCCTTATACCATTTGATAGTTCCTAATGATGTTAGAACAGACCCACTCACTTCAACTCCACCTTTATAGACATGAGCGGTTAGAGTTGTAGCAATGGCGGTATTCTTGAAGATTGTTCCACCACTCGAAGTGATTGCCATCGTGATAGCATCTAAGCCATCCTTCCCGTTTGTTCCATTTGTGCCTTTGTAAGATACAGAATATGATTCAGTAGACTTACCATCCGAATACTTAACAACTGTCTTTGTCCATAGATACTGACCATTTGCCACATTAGGAACTGTTGGACTCCATGCTCCTGTCGGAGGAGTTGTGCCACTTGTACCTGTTTGATATGTTACAGATGTTGAACTTACAGTAACACTTGTACCGTTTGAACCGTTTGTGCCGTTTGTACCTTTATAAGAGACTGAATAGGCTTCTGTTGATTTGCCATCAGAATACTTGACTACTGTCTTAGTCCAAAGGAACTGACCATTCGGTACATTTGGAACAGTAGCACTCCATTCCCCTGTTGGCTTATTGGTACCGCTTGCCCCGACCTGGTAAGTAACAGAAGTTGAACTTACGGTAACACTTGTACCATTCTGCCCTGTCGCGCCCTTGAATGCAATTGAATAACTGAACGTCTTATTGATTGTGATATCCCCATCGACAACAATTGGAATAGTGATTGTTCCGCTCTTAGCCAGAGCCGATGTAGCCGTAATTGTGATTGTTGGTTGTAAAGATTTTCCATCAGATACTGCTGAAATACCAGTAGGGCATGTAATGTTCCCTACAGTGCACGATACCTGTTCACTCCCACACAATGCCATTACCTGTGTAGTAGTTGTCTGTGTGCCATTCACTGAATTAGTGGTGCCTAAGAATGTATAGTTATCATTCGTCAATACCACCGAATATCCATCAGTTAAGTCGATAACATCAACTTGGCTGACTGCCTTAATTCCCATATTTTCCCTCCTATACGTTTAATTCGCAGTTGAAAACTGCCTTGAATTTAATATCTTTTGCCGAAATTGTGAATATGAACCCATTATCATTCAATCTTGAATCGTCTAATGGTATCTTACTGAACTGGGTTTCTCCATGTTTCTTGATAAGCCATTGTAAATATGCACTATCACCGAACATTTCTCTTAACTTTGAGGAGTTATCAATCACTACTCCACCTACATAGATGCTTACCGTGAATATAGTTGCCACATCACTATTCTTGAATGTCGTACCATTTGATGATTCGATGCATAATAAAATAGAATCCTCACCTTTTGCACCTGTTATACATACTGGTGTACTGTACGTAACAGTATTGTTGATTGTTGTGGCAGTTCTCTGCCAGATATATATTCCAGCATGCCATGTTGGCGCAGTCTCTGACCACCCTGTTTTGGGAGGCGTAACGCCATCGGTAGAACTAGCATATTCGCATACGAATTTCTTAACAGAACCCTGTGCTTCTTTAAGCGCTTCGTCAGCCTTATTCTCAACTCTCTCGAACGCCCTTATTTTCAACTCGCCCTTTTCATTGAGGTAGAAACTTGGGTCACTTATTTCACCTTCATTGTTTCTTTCACCTATCTTGATGACTCCAGTTTCTAGATTCAATTCAAACATTTCGCCACTGATGGTCCCTGTGGTAATAGCGTTTGCACTAAAATTGCCTTCTAAGTCAAATGCAATCTTCGTGAATGTCTTACCACCATCAACACTGTAACCTAATCCTCCGCTAGTGAATTTCCACATCTTAGTGTCATCACGCAAAGTAGGAGTGTTCATGATTGACCATCCGCTCGGGAATCCATCCTCATTGACATCTACTCTATAATAGCCACCATTATGTCCTAGAATATTCTCACTCGTCTTTTTAAGAGCACTAGTGAGTGTATTGTATAATCGTTTCATTATCATTTGAGTAGGTGAGTTTGATGTGCTCATCACGATTTCACCGTTTGAGCCTTTACAAGTGATGCTATCTTTCATGCCCGTTAAGACAATTGTGTGTTCACTTAAAATGACATTATGGAACACACCACTGTTATCTTCGACTTTAACAACATCACTTACTTGGATTAATGGATTCCCTCTCCATTCAACTGTTGAAGGACTATAAGTTAATCCGTTTACTTTCTTATATATTCCATCAAGAATTTCTTGTGTCATATACGGATTCTCAAATGATATGCCATAGCCGTTACCGCTAATCAATCCGTTACATGATACACTCGAGATTTTTACATCATCGTCTGTAGTCAGTTTAAAACCACTCTGAAACTGATTATCCCATGTAATCTTGAATCCGCTATCTTCAAACCAATATCCAATCAATTTATTGCTTTCATTCATGCGACCATTCAATCCCATAAGACCTAAGCAATAGCCCATGAATGTTTTACAAGTGATATTTTCTTGATAACCATCCAAAGTGATGTCTGGAATATTGTTGATAACATGCGTGATATTGCATTGACCACATATATCATTGATTGCATTTTCTAATGATGTAGGATATTGAACACGAGGTTCATACTCTGCATTCATTCTATATACGCTGTCGTAGCCACTAACAGTGACAATCTTGCTCCCCATGCTACTTTCTATTTCATCTATATAGAATGTTCCTTTATCCACAAATTCATATTCACCGTCTACAAGCAAACCACTTTGAATGCTAAACATCCCATTTTTTAGTGGTATCACATTGTCCGGCATTTCAAATTGAACAGTGGCTTTAGCACTATTTAATTCACCGATTGTAAGTGTTTCATTAGAATTTGCTATTTCATTTAATGAAACGGAGATTACTTTATCGTCATCCAATAAAGTGTCTCCGTTGAATTTCACTCTCGATTTAATACTTCTAGAAGGGCTGATTATAATGTCTTGATATCGTTTACTTGCACCAATCATTTCTGCTCCCCCTTTTTACTTCTCGATTAGATTGAATGTGATGTTATCCCATAACCACTCTTTTTTCGCCTTATCATACTTGAATATCTGACAGTTTCTGTCGCCAACATAGGCTGTCATTGTTCTTTTTCCTAACTCTGGGTCAAGATAAGTGACAGTGACGAATTCGTCTTTCACCGCTTGTAAAAGACGTTCTGCTTTTGATTGTGGAATAGCGGTGAAGGTCAAGATGACTTTCTTCTTGACCCCCGCTCTATCTCGTAGCATATCTCCGTTTTGGTTTCTTCCGCTTCCGTCCTCTCTGTCAACATCACTTAACTGTACTTCATATTTGCTAGGGAAGCATCCATAGCCATTTATTGTTAAAATATATTCCATGTTGTCTCCCTTCTTTTAGAATAGCAGTGGGCTATGCCCTGTCTGCTTGACTTTACCGTTGTGATATTCGATGACAGACTCACCGATTGCTCTGCCATTAAGAACGTTCTGCACTGTTATTCTTGTAGTGCCACCACCATTAGGACTATTTGCGCCAACCATTGCACTTCTTACGGCACTTGCGATACCTTGTACAATCTGGTCATTATTCGCAACGGCAGTTCTACGACCGATACGACCGACTAATTCTGGACCCGCTTCTCGAGCAATGAACATCTGACCTGTGTCGGGGAATCCACCTGTAGCATAAGAAAATAAACCGATATCAAAGCCAAAATCGCCAATTTTAAATCTCTTTTTATCTGTCTTAAGGTCTAATTTCATAGGCTTAGAACTAGGAATTGAACGCATAAATGCGTCGAGAACACTAGTTGCTGGCTTTGTGTTAACTTTAAATTCTGCTTGGTGAGACTCAAACTGCTTTTTACTGTTTTTACTAGTCTTATCAACTTCGTTAGTGACTTTTGGACTGTCTTTGCTAATCTTCTTGGCTAACTTATCAATATACTGCTGGCCTTGCTGTGTACCGTTCTCTTGTGCTTTTTTCAATTCGCTTACGTAGCGTTTTCCGTCTTTGCTCTTTTTGTCGATTCCATACTTATCAAGTAAAGACAGCAAGGCATTGTACTGCTCTTTTTTAACCGCTTTGATATCGTCAGCCTGTTTTTTCAGATTGTCATACTGCTTCTTTAACTCATCCTTATCGGCTTTAGTTAATTCAGCACCTTTTGCTTTTGCGGTAGAAAGCATCTGCTCGTAAGTCTTACCTTGACCGAATGCTTTCTGAGCCAAGTCGCTAAGCAACTGAATTCTTGCTTGTTTGCTTGCTTCCTGTTCTGTCTTGGTCATTGTCTGCCATACTTTTCCATTTTCATCACACTTAGCGTTGAGGTCATTAATACCGTTCACTAAAGAACTGTACGTATATGTGCCATCTGCCTTTAATGTTCTATACTGTTCGACAATGAATGCAGTAGAACTTTCGACTGTGCCATCAGCAGATTGTATTGCTGTATTGTATTCGTTTAAGCCATCAGTGATGCTTGTGACTTTGTCTTTAGCATCTCCCATGGCTTTGCCATACTTATTAGTTATCTCTACTTGCTTTTCGTACTGTTTTTGCATTGCAACATCAACTGCCATGCCACTTTCTTTTGACGCATCGAGTATTGCTTTGATTCGGTTTTCTTCTTTCTTAGATTCGTTGTACTTATTAGTTGCTTCAGTTAACTGTTCTTGGGCTTTGATTCTTTCTTTCTCTGCTTCAATGAATTTTTCACTATAAGCCTCCACAACTGCCTTTCGCTTAAGTGCTTCAATAGTTTCGTTGATTGCGCCTTTTTCCTTGTCCCAATTAGAAATCACACCATTGTGAATCTCAATGTTAGTTCCCAACTGCCTGTTAAGTTCATCAACGAAGAATTGTGCCTGTTTTACACTGCCTGTGATTTTGCCATTTGCATCGACGATTCCATATAATCTGCTGGCATAGTCTTGAGCGACAAGAGCATTGTGCTTTCCTGCATCTGCATTTGCTTTCGCTTCGTTGTAAGCATTCTTCCAGTTTTTTGCCTGTTCTTTTAAGCCGTCAGATAATTTCTCGGCTGATGCTAATGCTACTTCTTGGGAGTCTACGTTCTTCTTGACTCCACTCGTAAATAATGCAATTGCGCCTACAGCAACTGTTATGGCACCAATAACTGCCACTAACGGATTTGCAGCAAGGAATGTGAATGCACCACCTAATAAACCTGTTGCGGTAATTGCTCCGCCTTCCGCCATACTTAATGCACCAACATTTAAGCCTAAATTAGTGATAGCACCACTAACACCACTCAATATACCAGAAGCATTGTTTAGCGCATGGAATCCTGTAGCAAATGTATTAAGCATTTTGTTTGATTCAGCAAATGCTGATGTCAATTCATAAATAGCACCTACGCCATAAGTCTTGAACATCTTAAAAATCTCTATAACTCTATTGATAGCACTTCCTGTGTCATTTAAATCTTTAATGACCTTACCCCATGCCATTGTTGCAATAAGCGATGATATGGCAGTAGTCAGCATTGCTATTAAAGTTCTTGATTCTCCAACGACTTTCAATGCTTTTCCTAATGCGCTAATGCCAACCAAAATAGTATTCGCAACTAATTTTCCGAGAACTACGACAAATTTCTCAAGGAAAGTGATGAGCGGTCTTAAATTCTTAAGCGCTCCACTCACTCCCTTTAAAGCATCTGCTAATGCACTGACTACTTTGGGAACGCCCTTTTCAATTCCCCATTTCATCAATGGCAACAATACATTTTTGAAAGCATCACTTAGATATTTTCCTACAATATCCGAAAGTCCTTTAAAAGCCTTTGACAAACTATAAGCACTCTTTAACGCTGGCTTGAAATCGAGAGAATAAGCAAATTTGCTTAATTGCTTGCTTATATCTTCAAGTGAGTTAAGCAAGTTATTTGCACTATCCCATAAGTTCTGGATAATCTTCGTTCCTAGTCCGGCTTCATCCCACGCTTCTCTGAAACGCTTTGCTAGATATCCAACAAAATCGCATAAGTTCTTAACGATTAGCAGAATTTCGCTTACCGTCTTCTTGCCTGTGCCGTTCTGCCATACTTCTCCAAATGATTTACCAATACTCTTTATAAGTTTGGATAATTCATCTAAAGAAAATTTAAAACTGTCCATGACCGCCTTACCATACTCGTTCCAACTGTCAGTGACAGGTTTAAATAGTTCCTTTAACTTCTTTTCAATTTCGTCTGTGTCTTTCTTTAAACCTTTCAAGAAATCATATTGTGGCAACTTGATATCACCGATGCTACCACCACCGCCGACTCCACCAGAACCAGAGCCACCACCGGAGCCTCCACTATCCGAATTACTCTTCGGATTGTTGAGGATGTTTAATTCATCAAATCCTAACGTTTGAAGTTCTTTCTTTAAGTCCTTGACTTTCTTGGTTGTTCCGCCCACTGATGAGCCTGCATTCTTAGCACTGTCAGACATGTCATCCATAGCGCCGGAGCCTTTTTCTAAACCACTATAATCAATAGTAGGTAATTTAAATCCAAATAAACTTGCGACAAAGTTAGCGAACTTATTTAAAAGTTCAACCGCTACTTGTATATATGGAATAACCGCTGTAGCAAATACGCTCGCGATATTACCGATTGCACGTCTTAGCACATGAAACTGCTGTGCTAAGATACGTACAGCATTACTCGGTGTATTGATTGTACGTGCCATATCATTGAATACATCTACCTTGCTGGCATTATTCATGATGGTGATGTATCGCATGATTGCCTGTGTATTCTGGTCCCAAGTACTTACATTGCCTTGTAATCCATATTTAAGACCTGTCTGTTTGACCATCGCAACAGAAACGTTGTTACCATATTCCTTCAAGCCTTTAATCTGCCCAGACATGGCACTTTGGATTTTATCAAACGCCGTGCTTACATCTACGTTCATCAAAGAACTATAGTCATATGATAACTGTGTAAGGTTCTGTGACATAATCTGTGCTTTGTCACTCGCTACGCCAAAACCTTCAATCATCATATTCAACGTTCCTTGGTATTCCATCCACTTGCCCGGGTCAATACCCATAGCATCACTTACTTTTTGAGCAAACGCTTCCGCACTCTGTGATGCGCTACCCATTGCAACGTCGAATAAGTTCATTTGTTCGATATATTCTGCACTTTCATTATAAAAATAACTAAAAGCAGAACCTATCGCCATTAAAATAGATTTAAATCCTCGTATTCCACCAATAGCAGAACTAATCGTTGCCATCAACCCGCCTGTGTGAGTCTTAGCACCTCTGGATTTAGAATTATAGTTATCTAAAGACTTAGATGCAGAGGCTACAGCACTTGGCATTTTATTAAACACATCAGATAACTGGTTGCTCTTCTGTGCAAGTGGTGCCATAGCATCTGAAAGTTGATTCATCTGGCCACTAAACTTACCCAAGTCTGCTTGGTCTAGTTTGTTGATTGTTTTAGATATATTTGATAAACTGCTTAAAGTTTTTCCAAGACCGGTTTTGCCGATTTTTTCTAAAGGCTTTAACGCTTCAACGAGATTCTTTATCCCCTTAGAAAAAGCATCTATGTTTTCAGTTTTTAAACCCGAAACAACTCTATCAAATCTTGAAATAGCGTTTAAAGTGCCTGCAATGCTACTGTCGATTTTGACACTCTGGTCTAGCCTTTGAAGTGCCCCAGTTAACTTATCTATCGCTTTGACCGCTTCATCAACATCGCTTTCAAATACTATCGATAACTTATCTACATCCGCCATATAGTTATAACCTCCTTCCTCAAAAAAATAAGGCTCTTGGTTAGGCTCTATACTTTATAGAAATTAACAAAGTTTCGCATCCACGCTTCTGCCTGGACTTCTGCTTCTTTCTTTAATTCTTCTTCTTGCTTTGCCTCATCAAATTCGTAAGGCTTATCAGTATAATTTTTACATTGTTCCCCTTCCTTACGGCACCATGTATTGAACATAATAGCCGACACGGCATCATAGATATACATTCCATTTATCCAAGCCATCTGATTATCATAATCAAACTTCATTTTCTTGGCTTTTTGATAATGAACCGTAAGATATGGGTCACTACGCCAATACTGTTCATAGGTCATCCCTAACGCAAGATAATAGGGAAACCACTCATTCATTACTTTCCTATAATCGTTCGTGGACGCATCGGCATCACTTTCGCTTTCTATACTGTCCACTCGATTGCGTTTTTTTCTGGTTCTCCTAGAAATTCGATTGGTTCAGAGAACATTTCTACAAGTACTGTAAAAAGATGCTCTTTGTTTCCGAGATTCTTTAGAATATTTTCTCTAGTATCGATATCTGTATCTTTGTGATTCATTTCAAACGAATTAATGAATAACTCATAAATCGCATCAAGTGGATTCTGAGATGCTTTTTCAATTTCAAAGCCTTCCCCAACCATCTTACCTACGATTTCTCTTGTATAACCTAATTCATATTTCTTGTCTTCATATGTAAACTTAATTGTTGTGCTCTTTGTTTTCATGTTCGTTTTCCTCCTCTAAACTATTAAAAAAGGCGCTGATTAAAGCGCCTCTAACTTATACGTTATTAGTGCTTTTTGTTTCCCATTCAGGTGCACCTGTAGGTGTAATATATAAGTTAGTTTCTAAGATACTATTTACTTCGATTGCTGGTAAACCTGTCTTTGATGGCTGTCCACTAAAGTAAACAGATTTTTCTAACTTAGGATGTCTAATTTCAAACCACGTTGCCTTACCTGCTTCTGTGGCTTCTTCATATTTTTTGATTAGTTCATCCCACACTGTAATCAATTCTTTTGTTAGGTTTGCTGTAAATGATAATGCACCGCCTAAGTCCTTTAACCCTTCGATATAAGTCTTATATTCTGTTTCCATCAGATTAGTAGACTCTAAAGTTTCTGGACTTGGGTTTAATTCTGGAACAGATTTAATATCTGGAATTACAGTATATCCAGTAGTTGGTCTAGTCCCTGCTGTTGCTTCAACGGCATAACCTACAGTTACGCCCGCTGTATTGATTGCTACTCCCATGTTTTCCTCCTTAATACTGTGTTTCGATTTCTTTCTTATATCTCATAACTCTTCTGGCTATGCTGTCATCAACATTAATCATCGGCTGATTAAGAGTTCTACAATAGCCGTGAGTTTTCAATACATCATCTATTACCTTTGATATTGATTTACAAACTTCTTCTTTCTGCTCTCTATCATTAGAATAGATTTCAATGTATTGAGTAATACAAGCCACGTTTTCTAATTCGTTAAACGTGCTATATCGTGCGTTTACTGTGTTATTCTCTTGAATGATAGACACTGCTGGAAATCTAGGCGGTTCAGAAGATAATTGTTTTCCGATGATATAAATATCATCGAACTGTTTTCTAAGTTCGCTTGCGATATCTGCGAATAATTCATTTTCTTTATCAGTCATTGTTGAACACCTTTGTTGCAATGTTGACTATTTCTGGTCGAAGCGCTTCATAAGTTTCATGAGCGAATGGTCTTGCTTGCATACCCATCGTCCAGTGCCATCCATCTTCATCAAAATAATTCCATCCTTCTTCGCCATGATTGTTTACATCATAACGATATCCGACAGTGTCATGTGGATGCGGTGAACGGGCACCCTTTATCCCCGTGCCAAATTCAACAAACATAGCATACCCACACCTGTTTAAAATTCTGGTTGAGGTACCTGTGCTAGTATAGTCAATCCACTTGATAAGATTCGCCTTAGAACATGGCATACGATATTTTGCTATTTCGTCGAACATTACTCCAGACCCACGCACACCAATTTCTTCCATCAATTTTGCCTGTTTAGTTTTCATTGAACTTTGATATTCCTTAAGACTAGAGATGGCTTGACTGATACTTTCATCGTTCAATCTTACCTTTATATTCCTTGATTGCATATCTCTTCTCCCTCTTACTTGTTGCGACTTTTGCCACTACATAGTTATAGGTCTTTGATGTATCGACACCAATCCATAATCTTGAATACTCATTGATAGGACAATTTGTATCTGTCGTAGTCATTTCTCTGTCATAATCAGTGTCCTTACCAAACACGTCATAATTCGAATCGCCTTTTGCTACAGAAAGTGAAATCTTCATTCTTTTTGGTTCAGTATAACCACCTATTTTATTTCCGTACTTGTCAACGCCGTTGTCTTTTAAAAACAACGCATAATATATTGTTGATTGGTCTCTTTTGAAATTTCTCATTTAGAACACCTTTGCTTTGGGGATGATTTCCCTTAAAAGTGCAGGTGATACATCTGCACTCGCCCATTGGCGTGTAGTTCCATTTTCTGTATGAGTCAATTCGCCTTCTGCACCTGCTTTTGCAAATAATTCCACTGCAATTCTAATCTGCAAGTCTTTGTATCTATCTTCGAGAATATACTCCCCATTTTCATCAATAGGGAATTCATGATAAGGGTAGCGATTAGAAAGGATGATGAGTTTGGCACTTTGTAGAAGCACTTCTAAATCATCGTTATCAACATCATCGTCTTTTAATTTAATCTTTAGAATTTCTTCTTGTGTCACATTTATCATCTCCTCTCGTAACTGCTAATCCACTTCTTTTGCAAACTCTTTTTCGATGAGTTCCATTGCTCTAATTTCTGTGACTTTAATCACGTCTCCTACTTTTCGTAGGACTTTTTTGTTTTTTGCATCATAAAATGCTTTAATTACTTCTACTTTTTTCATTCTCTAGTCCCCCTCTAGACTGTAGGAATTTCGTCTCCTGCTGCTTGACTAGTAGTTGCACTCTTAACAACCTTGACAATGAAGTTCTGGTCAGTTAAAGCGAAGATACCATATTTTCTTAGGAAAGCAGTGTTCTCACGCTTATTAGCATTTTCTGCTGAACGGCTTCCTTTAGTTGATACTTCGGCTTCTGCTCCTAATTTGTTGAAATAAGTGACCGCTTGTTTAGTTGCAACTGCAAACTGCCCTTTAGTTGCTAAAGCAGATGTGTAGATGTTTACACCGGCAACTGTTCCAATGTAGCCGTTACGCGCATATGCCTCAACATACTTAAGTAAATCCCCTAAGTTCTTACGAAGTTCTGCAACATCATCCTTGTGAACTAATGCAAAAACTCCTAATCCTGTGATTTCAGTTGATTCGCTGATTCTTAAATCCTTGATAGATGCTACCGCATCAACAAAACAGTTGAAATCGAACTTAGCAGTTTCCACTTTCTGAGTGGCGTTTGCAAACTCAGCAATGGCCTTCTGGTTGGCAGTGTTGAACATGTCAACTGCCTGATGTTCTAATCCTTTATCAACTACTAATGGGTCTTCCATTTCATCTTCATCATACCAATCGAATCTGTTCTGTAATGTCTTGATTGTGTATTCTGTTTCAGTGTAGCTGGCTGTGATTGACTTAGTGTTTCCTTCACCTTTTGCTACTGTTTCCGTACCATTAGTTGCTACATAAGTACGAATTTTTTTCTTCATGCCAGGTTCGCCTGTTAATGAGTTATCAACAGTACAGAACTGCATTAAGTCTAGATATGTCTGGTATTGGTCTTCAAACTTGTTTTCCAATACATAATTAGGATATGGTGTGTTTGCCATATATCTTATTCTCCTTTGCCGTAAATTGACTGATATTCACTAGGATTTTCTTCGGCGAACTTCATCTGTTCCCTTAATGACATTGTGCTTAACTTCTCTTTTGTCATAGTATCGTCGTGATTATCGTCCTGTCCTGGCGTTTTAGTATTGTTTAACGCCTCTGCTTTGTATTTCTTGTTTAATTCAGCATTAAAAATTTCCTGCTGCTTGAAAAATGATTTCATATCACCCTCGGCTAAAGCACTAGCCACTTTGTGCGCACTCTCCTCGTTATATCCCATAGATATGAATTTTTTCTCATTTTCCATGATTGATAGTTTTTTTGTGAGATCAGCGTTTTGACTGGCCAATTCATCTAACTGTCTCTGAGTTTCTTCTTTATTAATCTCTTCCTGTGATTTATTCGCATTGAGCTGCTTTCTATAATTGGCTGCTTCCTTTGCGTTTTTATCACTTTTATCTTTCATAGCGTTATATTCTCTGACTGATACAGTAGAATTGTCTGCTTCTAACATTTCGATTAAATCTTCGATTGTTGTGTCTTCAGTTAATCTAGCGCCTAAAATTTCTCTTACGTTCATTTTGATTCTCCTTGCTCTTTAAAGTTTTTCTCTAACTATGTATGTGCTTTTTAAAGTTTTTCTCTAACTGTATATGTGCTCTTTAAAGTTTTTCTCTAACTCAAATATACTAACTCAAATATGCTAGCCGGAATTTACAAATGACATCTGCATATTCTGGTCATCAGTTACTGTCGCTGGGTTATCTCCCTGTGGATTGCTTTGCAAATCCTTATCTTCGCTATTGACAGTTGTATTTAATTCAGTGTTATATGCTGCGTCCAGGTACTCCCTGCTGTCCACATATACCTGCTGAGGGTCGCTGAATAAGTCAGCAGTTTGAATGGCAACTCTTGGATGGATGCCGAATGTCTTCATGTTTAGAAGCCCCTGTGTCTTGACAAGCATGTTTGTGACCTTGTTTCTAGAGAACTTGATATCAATATCTCTTAGTTTGACTTCTTCCTTAACAACTGTATTGCTTCGGTCGAGAATGTTTTTAACGATAGCGAGGAACTTTTTTTCCCCTTCATCGAACATCTCTTCAAGTCGATAAGCATCTTCTTCTGCTTCCTGCCATCCACCACTCAGCATAGATGACTGCCCTGTTGTAGAACCACTCTGCGCTTCTCTAGAAGGCATAGCGCAGATCTGCAGTAACTGGGCATATAAGTAATCACTCAGACTCTGAATTTCATTCTGATTAAGCGATGTCTCAATCGTCTTTACGGACGCCGTAGTTCCGTTTCGGCTTGTTGTGGATAATGCACCGTTCTCTCTAAGTTCGTCGTAGTCTTCCTTATTCATGTCAACGTTATCGAACCAAATGAATGACTGTACATTCTGTGCCAGTCCATTCAGTCTGTCGCTTGTGCATGTATTGATTGCATTTAATAGACCGATGGCTCTCTCAAAGCAGCCCATCTTGTCATAATCCTGTCGATATTCAACAATAGGAATTGCTCCGATACCATTTACGCTTTCTTCGACCTCACCGACATGTGTATCTGTGAACTGAAACACCCTGTCATTCGTGTAGGCCGTATAATGCGTTTCTTCTACAACCCCTTTATCGTTCATATCACGCCAGTATGTGACTGCAAGTAACGGATCGTGAAAAATGTCGGGACTGTAGATGATGAATGTGTTCATAGGATCCAGGTTGACAATTCTGAAAGGTGTATAAGCAGTTTTATCCTTCTGAGGAAAAACCCCTCTATATCCAACACCGCATGTTAGAAATGTCTTTGCTAGTTCCTGGTCCTTTGTGTGCTTTCTTTCGTCAAAGCACATGCTGTTTAGTTCACCGATGTACCCATCGTCCTCGTCTGATGTAGTTTCGCTCTTCAATTCCTGTTCAGCCTTCTGAACATATCTGATTGGCGAGCCAAACACGAAAGCCGTCTTGAAATTAACAATCTGTGATGCGTGATTCTCTACTATCTTCTCGTTAATTTCGGGCCTTACAGGCTTCTCTCTATCAAGGATGTCCTGTCTTCCCTTCTCGTACTCGATAAGGTACTTTATATCCTTGCGGTTTAATTCGTGTGTCTGCATCGCATATGTGACTACTCTCTGAACATTATCTCTTGTGATTTCTGATTCACTTGAATAGATTGTCTTTCTGCCTCTGTTAATCACCAACGCTGCCTCCTTCCACACGAATTTCAATTTCTTTCTTGTCTACCTTGCACCAGAGATATAGCGTGCCGCTTGTATCGTCGCTTACTCTGCCTAGTATCTTCTTTTTCCCTCTCTTCAAGCAGAGAGGACAATATATATTCTTTTTCATTGATTTCCTCCCTGTAATGAACAGATATGAGGGATGCCTTGTAGGTGACATAGGGGGTAGGCAAATGAATGCAGGCATCCCTAATATCATTGTATTTTGCAGAGAGAGAAACGGCGCCTTTTAGCACGGTCTTTTGAATATTTCTTTTATCGTTCCATAGCCTCCGTACAGTCTGTCACACAACTGTGACAAGCTGTCGGGCGCATCGTCATGCTCGTTCTTGCCGAGTATCTTGAATGAGAACAGATTGTTCATGAACATTGAATACTCCTTTGAGCGTTTGCCTGGCTCAAGGAAATAGAACTCTCTAATATCGGGCGCATTCTGAAATATACGCACCTCTTTTGCCTTTGTTGTCGGCGCACTGTGTGATGTTATGACACATTTGTAGCCAAGTCGTTCAAGTTCCTTCTCTACATCTTCAGCGTAGCCTTCACCACCATTATTCTTTTCGACATCGCAGTCCTGTACACCCCACGAAGCGATTTTCTTCGCCACTTCCGGCTGCGTTATTCTCTTATCGCCGTTATTGAACACAACGTCTGGTATATATACCGTTCCATCTGCATACTGATAGGCTATTGGAGCGCTCACGTAGTCACCGCCGCCCCAGGCAGTGTCTACCACGGTCAGTCTTCTGACTGGTTCCTCATTCGGCAGTATTCCGTTATAGAACTTCATATCTCCGCCGTTGAACAATGCGCCTTCACGTTCTACAGGCTCTCCCTGGTACTGTGCGAACCAGGATGCCATGTCATCGTTTCTCTCGAATGATGCCCTTCTCTGCTGATAGTATTCAGTAGAGAATCCAACGCCATAGTCATAGTCGAAATTGGATTCATCATTCTCATTGAGTGCTGGCAGATTCACAATCTTATACTTTCTTGACTTGAAGTTCGGATCATTCAATATAAGGTCCTGTCTTAGACCAGCCGGGTCAACAAGCGACCATCTAGTACCTATCCACAATACCTTGCTTCCCTGTTTAGCACGTGTGATGAGGTTGTTATCCACTAGTTTCCAAGTCTTGTACATACGCTCCGGATTGAGTGCTTCTTCGATACCGCCAATCAAGTCATCACCGATAAGCACGCCGTTACAGTCGCATGAACCATTCAGTGTTCCGTAGATAGAACGACATGTAAGTGTCGGATATCTCTTCTTTCGCTCTAAATCCAGTGTGTTCAATCTAGAGTTCTGATTCACTATGACGGATGCTGGAAAAATCTCACTGTATGTATAGGTCATATTGTCATTGATGATTTCATTTATACCTTCATAGAACGAATGCGTGATTGTATCGGAGAAACTGCTGTACAGATTCGTCTTCTCTGAATTGATTCCCATGAGCCATGTAAGAAAGAACATGATCAGTGTTGTCTTGCCTACTCGTGGCGGCATTGAAATAAACAGTTCCTGCAGGTTTCCGTCATGGAGGTCCTGCAGATCTTTTACTACGGTTTTCAGTATCTTCATTCGAGGGCGGTAGAACTGCTCATTGACAGGTCTGTTTATCTCGAGATAGAGCATGTAGTCCTCGAACGAATAATGCGCCGTAAACAGGAATGTCTTCTTATACATCTGATACATGTTGTATCGTTCCTCGATATCCTTGCTTCTGTTGCTGTTTGCTTCAGCCAGTCTGTGCCTTAAGTCCTTGTTCAGATGTAAAAGCGTATCCTTGTCGTTCGTAGCATAGCAGTTCAGTACGATGTCATACTTGGCAGTAAGACTGTCAGTACTCTTGTACAGTTTCACTTTCTTCTTATCTATTGCCATATTTCCTCCTTCATTGCACAAAAAAAAGAGCCTACACCATATGTGGTGCATGGCTCTAGGCTCTATGCTTATAATACGTCGCTCTGCTCACATTGCACTGCTTGCAGGCATCTGTTATCGATACACCCTGTCTGACCAGGTTATCTACCTCTTCGATTGAGACAGTCGGTCTTCCAATGCTCTTTCCTCTCTTGCGTGCAGCTTTGAGACCTTCAACGGTTCTCTCCACCATCATGTCATGCTCCTGCTGAGCGAGTGATGAAAGCACCTCGAGGATTATGTTGTTTATCATCTCGATGATCCATTCCTGTCCGTCCAGTTCAATCATTGTTGTAGGCATATTAAGTATTCTTATTATGACACCCCTGTCTTGAAAGAATTTAATTTCATCTTTTATGAGTTGCTTGTTTCTTCCGAGTCTATCAAGTGCGTGGATGTATAGTTCATCCCCTTTTTTAATTATTTCCTTTAATTTGCAGTAGTTTGGTCTGTCGATTCTTGTGCCCGTGTACTTGTCACTGTAAATATAGTCTACATTGTATGAGCGCAGGCTGTCTATCTGTCTGTCGAGAGACTGCTTTCCTGTGCTCACTCGTGCGTAGCCGTATTTCATCGCTTGAATCTTCCTCTGTTGTCTTTTCTATCGGGCACTTCATCTAGTACGACTGTTCTTTCTGCTCTGTCATTGCCGCCTCGGGGTCTGATGATGATGTCGTAGTCGAGTTCGTTGCATATGTTGATTAGGATGCTGACCTTTGTGTCGCTTCTTCTAGATATCTCACCTATACTTGCACCGCTCTTATATCCTAGTCTATCAGCAAGTCTTGCAAATGAGCTGTTATTGTCATCAATCATCTTTCTTAAGCATTCTTTTAAGTTCATAATATCTACCTCCTAGGCATAGTATATCATTGCTCTCGGCATCTGTCAACAATATTTATTGTATGGTCTTAAAATTAGGCCGTCGGTGGTAGCGGGGTTGAGCAGTATTGGTAAAACCATCAAAAAAATGGGGAGGGCGGGGGTATTAAAAAGATTATGTCTAAAAAACGAACGATTAAAAGACAATAAAAAATATACAATAAAAATTATTTATTATCTATTGACATGAACAATATTTAATATATAATGATGGTGTAATCAATAAATGTTGATTACTTGATAGTTCATTGACAATTGAATACGTGAAAATCTCAAAAGGAAAAGAGAAACGTATATATACATATTGCTATGTATAGTATTAAAAATAAAAGAGATTAATTCACAACGTACCAATCTATATATAGATGTACATATTAGAATTAATCTCTTTATATTAGTGCTATATGTTTTAGCCGACAAATAGCAACATGATTATATCATATGTTTTTCTTAAGGTAAAACATTATGGATAATTTAGTAAAGTATTATGACCACAACGAATTTTCATTTATTTCTATGGAGACATTAGAACAATTAGAAGATGAATATTATATCGAATATTCTACTTTCGAAGATTGCTATATCAATAAAGATACCAGCGATTATGGTTATTGTGATAATGACCTTTTAACTAATGATACTATAGAAAATGGAGATTATATTTATTGTGAAGATACAGAAGACTACCAACCAGAAGATTACACTGTTTATCTAACAGACAAAGAAACTTATGTATCAAAAGATTATGATTACTATAAATGTGATGAATGCGGCGATTGTTTCAGCAGCGATTATGATATGCATTGTAGAAATGGCAACTATTATTGTGATACCTGTTGGGAAGATATGGAACCCGTTATTTATGATTACCATTGTTATCGTGATGGTTATTACCCTCGTTCTCTAGCACGTGAAAGCCCGTTATTTATGGGGTTTGAATTAGAAGTTGATGACGTGCGCGGCGATTGTGAAAGTTTAGCATCAAGCGTATTAGATGGTGATATGGATGACACATTACATTGTGAATATGATTGTACAGTTGCTTTTGAGTTTATTTCCCAACCTTGCACATTGGAATATCACAAGAACCAACATTATAATGATTGGTTTTTCAGTGAATTAGATGGCAAGTGTGAAAGTCATGACGCTGGCACTTGTGGTTTACACGTGCACGTTAACAAGTCGTTTTTTAATGGCCGCGGTTATGACAGATTGAAAACAATCCTTTTCTTCTTTAAGGATGAATTATTTCAATTTTCACGCCGTCAATATTGGGGTTATAGTTATAGCGACTTTGGGGAAAAAATCGGTAAAAGCAGCGTGACAATGCATAAAGCAAAAAACACCAAAGAATACGGGCATTCTACATGGTTCAATGAAAACAATAGTTCTACTTATGAGTTTAGATTTTTCCGTGGTACATTGAAATATGAAACATTCATGGCAAGTCTTGAATTAGTCCACAATATCTGCTTAGCTGCAATGAGTAATACAGATGTTATCACATGGGATTCATTGCTAGATGGTGATTATTGTAGAGAATATAGTAACTCACGCGACATCTATTGCGATAGTGAATTAAATTTAGGTGAGTTAGAAAAGAAAGAAAACGAACTAATGCAAGTAATCAAAAAGGCTTTAAATGAAAATGCTTTTATCAATCTAAATCATGTTTGTGTTGGTGAAATTGTAGGAGATACAATCGTTTTCTATTGTCTCTATAACAATAACGGAGAACTACACAAACGCCGCCAGAACTATATTAATTTATCGGAGTTTGATACTTTTGAAACACATGGTTATTACTACTTATGTAATAGAAAAGAACTTTCTAACTTGTTAGGAGGTGAATTCTAATGTGTATTATTGCAATCAAACCAGCTCATCACAAAATGATTGATGAAAGCATCATAGAAACAATGTTTGATACCAACCCCGACGGCGCGGGTTATATGTACGCTTATAACAATAGAGTACATATTAATAAAGGTTTCATGACATTAAAAGAATTGTTAAATAGTCTTGATAAACTGAAAAAGAAAATTAATATTGATAAAATACCTTTAATCTTACATTTTCGTATTTCCACTAGTGGGAAAACAGATGGCGCCACTTGCCATCCTTTTCCTGTCACTAGTGACCTAAACGCTTTACGAAAAACACACCTTATAACCAACTTAGGAATGGCACACAATGGGATTATTAGTGACTTTGAGGAAAAGAAAAGTATCTATAGTGATACACAATTATTTGTGAATAAGTGTGTATCATATCTCTATGATATGAACCCTAAATTCTTACACGATGATAGAACGAAAAAGCTGCTAGAACCTATTATAAATGGTTCGCGCCTGGCGTTCTTAGACAGTCACGGCAATATATACCAATATGGCGATTGGATCGAAAGCGATGGTATCTATTATAGCAATGAGGGCTATATCCCATGGCAATCACGTTATTATCATTATAACGATGCTTATTATAGTAAGTATTATTATGGTGATGATTATTATTACTATGGTGATGAGGACCAGGAACTAAAAATTTTAGAGAAATTAGAAGCCTATGAGGAAATAACAAATTATGAAGATATCTGTTATATTCGTACAATGTATGATATAGTAGAAGAAAGCGGCAACACTGAAATTTATGACGTAATGGGAATGTTTGTCAAGGTGGACCCAGTCGCAAGCCGTGCTATTCGTATAGAGGGGGTTGACTAATTGCTTAGATTATTGATTTATTTGTGTTTCTTTCCGTTGTGGTTGATATGGTGGTTTATTAAAGCAGTTTTCTTCTTTATGTCATGGTTGGAAATCTGCTTACTTAGTTTCAATGGTAAGAGAATTATAAAAAGAAGATGGTAACATCTTCTTTTTTGTCGTTCATAAACATTTAATGATCATAAGTAAATAAGCGTTTTAAGCGTTCTAAGAGACTTTTATATAATGGTGATATAAATATACCATAACCACATAAACAACGCTTAGAATTGAAATGTGGGCTATTTATATAATGCAGCTCATACACACAAATTCGTACATATAAACTACAGGGCTTTAAATAGCCCTTTTAAGCGTGTTTAATCATATCGTGATATAATTATCATCTTTCATATAAACGTGTCTTAGAATTGAAATATAGCCTATTTAAGGCTATAGGCGCATGTAATCTATACCATGAGCGCACGTAATCTATACCAATATAAGCATAGAACTACAAAAAATCTATACACAAGAAAAATGGAAAAAATACGGCAAAATTTCAGATGGCGTGCGGCGCCGTCAAAATTTTCGCACGCGTGGTGGCAAAATTTTCACGTGCATATGTAAAAAGGTGAGCATAAAACGCTCACCTTTTTTTATTTCTCTTCAAAATCTGCATCTATAACAACGGCAGAAATTTCCTTTTCAATCTGTTCAATTGACTTGCTTTCAGAAACCATGTGATGAATCTTCACATCCTGGTTATCTCTATAGCCGAAATTGGATTTCAGCAGGAATACAGAAGCATTTCTATCCATAGTTCCTTGAAGTGCTCCTTGTTCAAGGTTATCAGCCATCAGATTCAGCATCTGTGAGAGAAAAATCGTTGTTTCATGATTAGGTCTTTCAGCAATCCATCTATTGACCGTATCTGGTGAAACTCCAAGACAAACACAGAGTCCTCTCAAAGTAGGAATTCTGTTGTTTTCATCGCAGTAAGTGAGATATTCATAACTTCTGTCCTTGATTACATCGAAATCGTTGATTGTCGCTCTTTTTAACTTGAGCATCTCTCTTGCACGTGCGACAGGCAGTTTGCTTTCACCTATCTCGTTGTAGTCGAACTTCTTCTTCGCCATTTTTTTACCTCCAAAAAATCGAAATTCCAAAAAAAAATTGACAAAATAATTGACCGATGGTCAGATTCAACCCCCTTCCCTCATGTGTCACATTCACACATCCCCCCCGGCAAAAAAATCGCACACACACAAGGGGGATGGGTAGTCTGTATATGCATCCGAGGGGGATTTGGGGGTTTTTAACCCCTTTTCCTATACTCCATATATATAAATACATATATACCTCTTTTATATTCTCTATACTATTTACTTATATATAAAATACCCCAATACCCCATAATATATAAAAAAAGTAAGTATATATCAGCATTTTTTACAGGGGTATTTTTCTAACAGTTAGGGGTATTAGGGGTACTGTGGTACCATTTAGGGGACTATTATTTAAATAGTGAAAAATACATATGGGGTGTTAGGGGCGTTTTAAAACACCATAAGTTGTGTACCCCCCTACTTTTTCACCAAAAACCACTGCTTATGAATCACCTTCAATTCACAATGGTGTGTTTCTGTTCCGTCGAAATAAGCGATTGCCCCTTTCAGATTCTTGTAGAAGGTGTTTCTGCCGGCAACTCGGTATCTACATTCATCACACCATTCAGTGTACATCTCATACACTCTGTTTGCTCTCATTGATGTAAGAGTCATGCCGTCATCGACCCAGTCGAACTCATTGAGGAACTCGATAACATGATTACTCTCGATAGCGAACTCGTATTCCAAGTCCTTGTCCTCATCTATCTCATTGAACTTGTAGCCATTCTCAATCAGTCTGACATAACCATCAATGCTCCATCGCAATACTGCTGGCAGTACATCATCACTTGTTAGGAGGGCATCTAATCCCGGTATTGCCTTGAATACATGAATATCATCCACTCTTGATTCATCTGATGTGAATGTATTGGCGAACTTGTGCTTCGTACCCTCGAATCTTCTGAGCCATCCGCCGTTTGACTTGTTTGCACGTGGCAGTTCGTTGCAGTCAATGAATATCTTGCATCTAGGCTTGAATTCGATACGTGGTTTGCCCTTCACATCTGTGGATATGACATCGTTCGATGTGATCGCCTTGAAGATTGGCTCTGCCTCCTTGATATCGCTTGTCGCTTCATGACAGAAATTAACATACTTGCCTAATAACTGTAACGTGTCAAAGCGTCCGCCAAGACGGCTCAACTCTAATGTACTGCATAATTTTCCGTCGCCTAGCAGTGCACTCAGCACCTTTGTCAGTACGCTCTTTCCATTGCTTCCAGTTCCATAGAACAGGTATGCCTTGTCTTGTATGCTGTGTTCCATGAACACCGAGCCGAAGTATTCTGCAAATCGTTTGATTAACTTCTCATCACTACTTGTGATGCTGTTCAAGAAATCATCCCAATCTTGGCTGTATGCATTTTCTCTGTATTCATAGTTGAGTACATAATCATTGAAGTCATCTGGGTTACGCTTGCTAGAGAACCTGTAATATCCATCGAACGGATTCTCCGTGAAGTAAAGCGTACCATTCTTGAGGTTCAGACAGTTCACTTGGTTTGGTAGGGTATCATCATATACGATAGTTCTGACCTTGTTCAGTATCGCTGATTCGAGATTATACGATACATCGAACATCTCCATGATTCCCTGTCTGATGAGTGCATCATCACATCTGCTCCAGTACGTGCCGTTGAAACGGTAGAAGCCGAGTGATGGATTGCATCTTAATTTATAGTCATAGTTGGCAATAAACTCGTGAGCATATTCATCGTTTGTCTTGCCTCTCGTCAGTTCCCTTCGTATTTCCTTCATTTCCTCACCGTCAGCGCCTAAAACTTCCTTGGCATACTGCAATATGGCTTTCTTCTTAACACGGCTCATATAAGGGCTGTGCGCACTGTAGACATATTCCATCAGTTCATCTATATCAGACATGGTAGTCTTCAGATACCATAGTGTGCCGTCCACTGCATGCTTTTCTAAGAGTTCGCTAGGTAGAACGCCTGCGCAGTAACAGTCGCTCACATCCTTACCGTACTCTCTAGGGATGTTGACTATGTCGAACGGAATATTGTGTGCGAATAACTGCTTTGCAGTCGCTATAGTGAACTGCACACCTCTTCCATCGTTGTCGTAGCAGATAGCCACACGCTTGAATTTCTTGGCAATCTTGCATAGATATTCTGTCTGCTTATTTGAAAGTCTTGTGGCGCTCGATAGAACTCTATACCCTTCTTGATAGAAAGTTAAGAAGTCAAACACTCCTTCTGCAATGACGATTGTATCATTGTTGATATAAGTCTCGCTTCTGTTAAGCGTGTCAAGACCATAAAGCGTATTCTCTTTGAATGCTTCCTCTAGATATGGTTTTTTGTATTTAACGACATCATACTGGCTTCTGTTTCTAGCGCAGTAGTAAACGCAGTTGTTGTTCTTGAATACAGGAATGATGATACGTGGTACATCTACCATTTCACCATTAGGCGCTTTCTCCTTGAATGTGTGGCTTCCTATGTACAGATTATTGATGGTACTGTCAGTTATCTTTCTCTGATGTAGATAATCTATATCATCATCCGTAAGGTCATTATGCCATTGCAGTATTGCATTATTCCATTCTCTATAGTTCTGCTTGTATTCTGTATCGTTGAACGCCAGATTAAATCGACTGCACATATCCTTGAACGCCATAGACTTATCACCTTCATACTTTGCATATGCAAGCATGTCTGTGACATCGCCACCGACACCATCACTGAATGAGAACCACGAGTCCTCGCTCACCATAACACTGTTAGGATTCTGGCCATCATGGATAAAAGAGGGGCAACGATATGTGCCCCCGTTCTTGTGCAGTTCTATGCCCAGTTCTGTAGCAAGTTCAACGCAGTTTATATTCTGTTTTATTTCGTCATACAACTTCATAATAATCAATATCCTTTCCTATGAATTCCTTATATTTCTCCACATCTAAGACATCACTTAACTGTATCTCCCCTCTATCAAGTTGCTCTCCTAGCCTTTTAAGTTGCGCCACTTCTCCATTCTTTGCATATAGCATATTGTTTGGATAGCATTTCTTTCTGAATAGGAAATACATGGCTCGTCTATACTGTTTGAAGTCGCAGTCGCTCGCAACCCATACATGATAGTTCATCTTGGCGAAGATATACCAGTATCTTCTGAATGCCTTCTTGTTAAGGTAATAATCGAGTGTATGCCTTGTTACATCTGGTTCGTTCGTGAAGAAGAATTCATTTATCTCATAAATCGTGCCTTCGAAGACAACTTCGTTTGTTGTCTTGTCTACTACTATTCTATCTCTAGCGAATGTCTGCGTTATAGGTAATCTGAGTTCTTTTCTGATGTAATTCGGATATGAACCGTATTTTCTCTTGAAATACAGTTCCTTTACTCCTAGACTCTTAAGTTCCTCTATATATGGTGGTCTATGCTTCTGCTTATAGAAATCCAGTATGATCTTTCTGTATAGTTCACCTCTGTAATCACTCATGACTTATCACCACCTTTCCTGTTATCTGATAAATTTCTTCTGTAGTTCTCTTATTACTTCTCTGCCTTCCACACTGCTTTTTGCGACCTTCTTATATTTAGTGTGGACTGTATGTATTAGAAAAGTGTACCTTTTCGTATCGCCTAGTGAATCGGCATTGTTATAGTATTTGTTAGAAATCATAACAACATCATCTATATCAATCATCCTGCCTTCAAAATTGAATGTGCCATGTTCCTTCTTTGGTTTGAATTCATCAAGATATCTGAGCATGTCTTTGGCTAAGCGTTTATCGTAGAACTTCATCGAATGAATCTGCTTTCCGTTATGATAGAACTTTATCAGCCATGCATCTCCTCTCATATTATAGTCTGCCGATTCCATGAACCACGTAACATTATCCAGGTTTATCAGATAAAAGCGATTCTTCAGTGCATAGAACTGTGAAGAATTAATTGGATTTCTGAATGTGCACCACACTTCTGCTAGTCTTGCCATTTAAGATTCCCCCTTTCCACATTACCACATAGCATACAGTACAAGCAGCAGCGTGATAGTTATCAGTCCAGCAAGAACGAAGAAATCTCTGTTCGAGTGTTCCAGTTCTTCATGCAGTTTATCGTTCTGCTTCAGCAGTTTTTCGTTGATTTTCTGCATATTGTCAATTACTTTTGTCAGTTCTTCATTGTCCATCTTTTACATCTCCTTTGACTATATCCTTATCCAGCGCAGTACAGATATAGCGATAACTGCGCCTTATCATTTCGAAATTTATCATATCGTTTATTAACGATTTATATAAATCCGGCACTTCATCTTCTAGCCTGTGCATCTCTTCTGTTTCTTCTGTCATATATCCATATAGCAGTTCAAATAATGCCTTCTTTTCTTTTGTTGATAATGGATTTATTTGATTCACCCTGTAGATTAATGACATGTCTGCTCCATCATTTACTAGATTATTTATGATGTTTGTTGCTTCTTCATACATAGGATGCTTCTGTATGAGGTAATTCAACGTTAGATAATACTTATCAGCATTTGATGATAAATCGATGTCACTTTCTTTGTACGCTTTTTCTATTAGATATCTGTACAGAAGGAGTGCCATGGTGCTCTTTTCTTCTTTTGATAGTATTCTGAATATCATTTGGCTTCTCCTTTCTTAATAAATTCTATAATCGTATCAAACTCTGTTTTGCTTGGCTTAACTCTAGAATGAGGAAAGACATTAAGATTCACTTGCCTATATTCCGGTCTCATCAAATCGTCAAGAACAAGATTGCATAGATACTCTAGTCTCATTCTTTCATCATTGTAGTAGTCCACCTCACACATAGATAAATATTTAAGCCAGAGTTCCTTGTACCATAACAATTTGATGTCTGCTGGCGTTAGTTCGCTTTTCTTCTGCATCATTCTATTCCCTCCTGTTCTATAGGATATAGAGTTAGTATCGCATATTGTTCCTGTGCATACGCTCTATACCCTATGATTCTATATTTGTTTCTTAGTTCATCGATTGCATCTCCTAGTTGTCTCATTGAATAATAATCAACTTTTTTGTAGATGTATTTTGCACTCACCCAATCACCTTTTCTAATAAGTTCTCATACAGTTTCTTGTACATATCTCTTTCAGCAGTAAGTTGGATATTCTCCTGCATTGAGGCCAACTCCATATCCTTGATAGGCGCAGATGGTTCTGGAGCATTAATAGATACCGTAGATACCGTATCTGTGCCCATACCTAGAGAGTGTCTTAATCCACGTTCGATATTCTTCATCTCTTCATCGCTTACAGTTCTTACATAAGTGCCGATTCTATCCTTATAAACGGTATGGATGGTTTCGCAGAGGGCAGTAGATGGACTCTTGCAGAATACATCAGCATGAGTAGGCATATCTCTCTTAATTTTTGTTGTAAGATAGACAGCCTCAACATATTCGCTTCCTCTGTTCAGATGGTCATCTGATACGATTACAGCAGGTCTTCCTGCCGTATCACATGAATATGAATCATTGAAATTCTTAGAATATGTGATATAGAAGATATCTCCTCTTTTAACTTCTTTTGGGTTTAAACTATAGTTCATAATATTTCTCCTTAATTTATTCTTTCCAAAAAAATCCAATAGCAATAAGTATGATTGCACCTGCCATGAGCAGAATGCCTATGATATCCATAATTGCACTATTCATCTTCATCCTCCTCTTCGTCTACAAGACAACCGTTATGTGAGTACCAAAATTGATGAAAGTGTCTTCTGATTACGTGTAGTAGTTCGTTGCAACATTCTTCACACAAATCAAGTTTTACAATTGCCATTTTAGTTTGAGACGACCCGACCAATTCGACGGGCACAGTCACGGTTTTAACTTCATCCATCGATAATTCATCCTTGCAGTGGTCGCAGACGTAATAATCTTTCAGAATGCGCATCTTACTTGCCTCCTTTTATAATCTTCTTCATTTTTTCAAGCATTTTCGTGATATTCTTTTCACTTGCCCAGGCTTTCTTCACTCCCATATTTTCATAGAATTCCATAACACCAGAGGCATATGATTGGTTTTGCTTAATGCATCTATCGTATTCAGCGCGTTTGTTACGTGTATCGGCGTATCTTCCCCATTCACTGACATCGTTCATAGCATCATTAATAGCCATCCATAAAGCCTCTCTCATGCCTTGGTAGTACCTAAATGAGGCGATATCCCAGTTTTCTAAAATCTTATGCTCTGCTTCCAATTCATCGCAGTATTTCTCCAAGGCTTTAGCATAGCGAAAATCGTTAACGTGTCCATCCCCAAAACGATCCCACTCAATAAACTCTTCTTGCTTAGGTCTTTTATTCATCTTTATTCATCTCCTCTGCAATCAGTTCCATTACTCGGTCGTGTAATTGTTGAACTTCATCAAGTATCATGTTTTTCGTTCTTTCCGATGATTTTCGGTTGATAAGCAAGGAAATGTTTTCCTCTTGAAGTTCCTTACACTCCTTATTTAATTCTATATAATGTGCTTTTAAAGTTTTGTAATTCTCTAGAAGCCTGTTATAGTCTTTGGCGTGTCTTAATCTCTGCTTCTCGTTTTTATCGACCTGTTCATAATATATCTCTCTTAACTGTTCGTTCACTTTTGACAGATTTTGATAAAGTCTTTTGTAAACTTCACAATCATTTTCAAGTCTCTTGCATTTCTGTTTGAGTGTTTCTCTTTTATTCTTTAGCATTCTTTTCTTCCTCTTTTTCTTTTAACCAATCGTCAAGAGTCATTATTTCTTCAACAGGTTCATTGCTTTTTCTGTTAGATTCTTCAAGAAGTTCACTGTATTTTTTGTTAAGTTCTCTATTTTCTTTTTTTAACTTTGCCCATTTATAAGATAGTTCGTCATGCCCCTCATAGAGTTCGTCATATTCTTCTTGCAGTTTCTCTTTTTCAAGTTCCATTTGCTTAATATAAATTTTGGTTGCACATTCAACAATAGTCTTCTGCATGCCTTCATAATTTAAACCTTTATAAAAAGCAGTATATGTGGTATCACTTACCATGCTCAATATTTCTTTATAGGTCATCATTAACCACCTCACAATTCTTAAGCACATCTTCGATTGACGTAGGTTCTGAATCTTCCCATTTGATAAATTTGAAAAGATTTTCGAACGGGCCTAAGAATTCTATATCATTCGGCTTAATGTCGCTTCTATTCCAATAAACATAGCCAATGTTATCATCAGTTTTTTCTCTATGAGGTTTATCTTTATAAATACACAAGCACCCATCCTGGTCTCTTGCAATCCACTTAAAATGAGTGCGGTTTTCAAGATAATTCAAGATTACAACTTCTACAAAAGCGGCGCTAAAGCCAAAATATTCACCTTTCTTATACATCTTTCTTATCCTCCTCGAAAAATTCAATAGAAGAGATATTATCTAAATTGAATATGATTTTTGGCACGATAGTTGTCATAGTTTTTTCTCTAATTTCAAAACCATCTGCCTCAGAAAAACCAATCCATTTTTTCCCCTGTGCTACAGCATTTCGGATGCTATCCCACGCTATTTCGATATTATTCAAAGGTTTATTCGCTCTAACTGCGATTCTGTAATAATTACCATCGTTTGTATTGATATATATTCTATTCATCCTTCTTGTCCTCCTTGTTTAACTTCTTGAAGATATAGTCAACACCTTCTTTAATGCTTTCTGTAGCCTTATCTACGTTTTCATATGTTACGTATTGAGCAACCAGCATCTTATACATCGTTTCTTCAGAAGGAGTAACTGTATATACACCAGCACTGACGCATATAACAATCAGTATTTTTTTGAGTGCTTTGACTGACAGCGTTGCAAGACGAGCAGAACTATTGTCGTAACGACTCTCGCTTTTAGCAATCGCACCAACTATCCCCGTACCGCAAAATACCAAGATTGAGACACCAGCAATAAACTGACTGTTTTGTTTTAAAGTGCTTAATACATCAATTAAATAAAAAATCCATGGATTAATAATAGCCATTTAATCACCCCCAACTCATGTACAAACAATCTAGTGGAATGTCTTCTGCCTGTTCTAAAATGCAGTCTCTTATTGAAAGTAATGCATTGAGGGCACTGGGCGTTTCCCTCCAATTATTTCCGGGTATTAACCCAGCATACCCATAAGGGTTATGCGTTAATTCTTTAATTCCTTTGTTTAGGTGTTCTAACGCATGATCGCATCTATAATATTCACTAGAGTTAAAATTCCAATTCATGCAGCTTCTAAATAATTTTCCTAAGTTATAACTAGGAGAAGAATGAAATGGATATGCGATTTCTGCATATTTATCGCATCCTTCAACCTTCACATAAATGCCAATACTGTAACTCACGTTATCTCACCACCTTTTTAAGTGCTCTATCCACTTCTCGATTTATTTTGAATTTCTGCCATTCTATGACTTTATCGATATCCAAGTACCCTAGAGAAACCAACTCAACGATACAGATTAATACATCAGCAACCTCTTCGTGCAGATTACGTTCATACACGCCACGGAACCCATGTCTTTTGACTTTTGACATTGCCTGGATTAACTCTGCGCATTCTTCCGATGCAATAGTGAGAGTTAAATCATCGCCATTAAGATGCGCCACTTTGTCCAATTCAAGTATTCTGCTTTGTGGGAGTTTTAATAATTCCACCAATCTACTTATTTCTTTATACATTCTTTTCTTCTCCTGTAATGAGTTCTGCATTAGGTAATCTTTCAATCCATTTACAGAAATCTTTCCATTCATCCAACTTGTGATTTCTGCGAGTTTCATAGATATTCAACAGATTCTCGTAGTTCATAGTTACTGTTCTCTTTTGGTTGTAAGAAGAAGGCAGTAACTGAATCATCTGCCACCAGTTATCCTTACTATGGTCTTGGATATAAAGCTGTCTAAAAAAATTCAAACAACTTATGATATCTTTGAATGGCTTATTGAGCACATCATCGTTCAAATGTTCAACGCTGAAATCATCAAGCGTGAACTCCTTGTCGTGAATCTTATGCATTGTGCTACATGAATTGGGAGTAATTCCGATTTTGTAAGTGTCGAACTGCTTCCACCAATAAAGCGGTGCAGTGATATCAACACTCACAAAAATCTGTCTTAAGAATTTTCTATGACTAGGACCTGCATGAACTAATCTCTTCATTAGTTCCTTATCTTTTTTACCTAGTAAAACCAGGTCATAATCAACAAAAGTATCGCTTTTATCCCAACTGTTCATAGGGTTTCGCATACCTCTAACAGCGTGCTCAAATCCCCAAATATCTGCATATTTTAAAGTAATCATTTAACTTTCCCCCTTTTAAATTGCTACTGTCAATGCAACATAAAATGCAATGACTGCCACAAGGATTCCGATTGCAGCTCGGCAGTTTTCTAACTGTTCTTCCTTGTTAGACAGCATCTCTTCTTTATATCTAAGTTTGCTTCTTAAGTTATTAATTTCAGCGCAGTCTCTTTTGCGACGCTCATAGGAACGGCGTTCCAACTCACGGTAATCTTCCATCAAGTCTTCATAATCTTCATAGATTGCGTTTAATTTTGTAACTTTACTTTCGATGCTTTCAGCCTGTCTTTGAAGTTGTTCTATAGGCGTTGTTATGTACGACATCAATTTCACCTCTTTCGCTTAATTCTATGTATTTGTCTAAGTACCATCTGGCCTTTTTGATATCTTCTAATCCATTCTTGTTAGCGTGACGATATAGATATTTGAATGCATTGCAGATGCAGAAGTTTTTCACTGCTTCTACGCCCTGTGTTTCTTCCATTACTTCAATGCACTCAAACTTCCCTGTCTCATAATGAGAAGGGTGGTTCACACAATCATTCATTCGTGTCCTCCTCTAATTTATATATCTTGAATTTCTTATTTCCTTTGATTGACAATTTTGTGTAGAAATGATGAAGAGACACACCAAGATAGCACGCACACTCTTGAGCGTTTCCAACGCAGACACACATATCTTCTGCATCATAGATGGCATATTGATTCTTTTTCTTTCTCAATCGCTATGACCTTTTCTATGTCTTCTACGCTTCTTACGACATATACTCTATGATTTATTGATTTCAGAAATGCGTGGTAATCTTCTTGAGCCTTTCTTAATCTGCTACCTTTTTTCTCTGTTTTCATTTCTACCCAGAATACTTGCCCATCATCCTTCAGAACTAATAAATCTGGCGTTCCTTCAATACCTACTTTTATAGGATTTAAGGTCTTTGTGTAATAAGTCCCAACAACCATTCGATATGGCGTGAAACCTGCTTGTGACAGTTCAACCATCACTTTATTTTGAATAATATGTTCTAACTGCATATCCCCTTCAACCTCATTTGGACATGTACCCATGCAACAGAGTACCCACGTTCTCTAGCAATTCTCATAAGTTCATCACGACTTCTCGCACGTCCAACTTCCATCCTCATCTCTTTTTTCTTTCTGTTTAATTCTTCGACTTCTTGCTCTTTCACTGCTTTTAATTTGACATCTTCCATCTGCTTCAGTTCTCTACCCTTGACTTCATATTCATATCCGCAGTAAGGACACTTATCGGCAGTCTTGAATACCTTGAAGCACTGTGGACATGTACGAATAGAAAATGACCCATCGTCATTTATCATTTTCTTTTTCTTTGCACCGTCTAAAGACCATTCTCTGTCACTTGTTGGCAGACCGTGTCTCTGAAAGTTTCCTACATAATCGATGATGACTGCCTTCTTTCCTTCTTTTGGAGTAAGACATCTCATTGACTGCTGAATGTACAGAGCGAGCGACATTGTTGGCCTGAGCAGTAAGCAGCACTCGCAGTCCGGAACCGTAATTCCTTCACTGATCAGTCCTACATTGCATAGTATTTTGAATCTGCCCTGTTTGAAATCGTTCATGACTTTTTCACGTTCACTCGATGGTGTGTGACTGTCTAGATGAACAGCACTCACGCCGTTCGAAATAAACAGGTCTCTAACTTTCTTGCTATGCTCTATAGATACGCAATAAGCAATGGCTTGCTTGCTATCAGCAAGTTCCTTGTAATACTTGAAAATATCGCCATAGACGCAGTTTTTAGTGAATAGGTCTTGTAGTTCGCACGTACGATAATCGCCCCTTGCAATTGATAAATCAGTTGTATCGATGCCGATATTAGGTGCATAGTAGTCATAATTGCTGATTGCTCCTTGCTCAATTAATTCATTGGCCGTTATTCCCTGCACGATACAGTCGAACAGTGATAATCTGTCACCGTTCAATCGCGTAGGTGTTGCAGTGAACCCAACCACAAGTACATCGTAGTGGCTACATACTTTCTTGTAACTGCTCGCTTCACTTAGATGACATTCATCAATGAAAATGACCGATGGTTTTTCACGCTCGTCTAAATGATTGGCTTCCGTAAAGACACTCGCAACTCTAGCGTTTGTTATGCTTAACTCATTAAGCAATGCTTTGTGTTGCTTCATCAGTTCTTTTCTATGAACCAGTACCAAGCCATAACCTTTTAGGTTTTTTATCATCTCAGCCATAAGAAACGACTTGCCACTTCGGCAAGGCATCTGAATAAGTATTCCTCTCTTGCCTTGCCTAATGGTTTCTATCGTCTTTATGTATAGGTCTTCTTGATAATCCCTTAACATAATTCCTTAGAATTGGACATCGTCAATTGATGGTAGTGTTAATGACTTTGGCTTTGTATCGCTAGATTGTGCATCGCCGGGTTCTTGCCATGCCGGTAAGTTCATTGCCTGTTTCTTGCTTAAGAAATAGTGAACACCTGTACGGTCGCCTCCGTACTGGTCTTGGTCTTTTTTTGTCTTTAATGCGCCAACTTTGCCGACCCATTGGCTTGCTTCCATATTCCCTCTAGGGATATCAAAACTATCGTAAATAGACTGTAACTTCTGATTTACGATTGATGCATGGGAAGCATCAAAAACAAGGTTATAGAATAGTTTCTGATTATGACCGCTAATATCAAGCATCAGACTAATCATCGGTTTCCCTGTTGATGTTGTTGTTTCTTCTGCCGTGTTGATACGACATCTGTAAATGCCTTGAGGTAACTCAATAAACTCGTTTTCTACCTCTTTAAATCCCCAATTAATTGCCATTATTTATTTCCTCCTGTACTGAATAAATCTTCCTGTCTGCATGCTTTTCTATCATCGTGCTGATTTTTTGCATAAACATTCTTTGTTGAAAGAAGTCTGATTACTCTTTCACCCGTTGATGTGATTTCTAGATGACCAACCACATCGCATAGACCACATACGTTATCCCTAGCACTCTTCTGAATTCTAGGCATGAACGATGTATACTGTTCACCTGTCGGTGAAGTTACATCCACTAATTCCTGCCATGCCGTTAATAGAATTCTCTTCTGTAATGTTTTTAGGTTTCTGATGATTCTTGCTAAACCAAACTGAAATTTCTGATAATCTCCCTGTGAAGGAACACCATCATTTCTTCCTAACATTCCATAATAAGACAAGATACAACTCTGCAATTCACTTACGTTATCGATTGCGATGTTGTCATATTTCTCTTTATTGTTTTCTAGCCATGCAAGTGCCTCATTCATACTATTCACGATATCGTCTACATCGATATCAATAATTAGAATTCCTTTAGCATTTGGACTGTTTCTTAAAACACCGCTTGTCTTATCAATATCTAAGACAACCGTCTTGCCCGGCAATTTGCCGATAGTTGTTGTTTTCCCGTCACCGGGCTTAGCATAAAGCAGACAAGTGAATGTTTCATTTTCAATGTTATCTGCTGTGTACGTTTTTAAAGCCATTTCTTTTTACCTCCGTTTTCGTTTAATTCTTCGTTTGTTGATGACTTCTTTTCGAAGTCAACTAACGTTTCAGCATCTCCGTTATAGGTGCTGCAGATGCCCGAGAAAGGACAGCCAAGAATAGAACACGCTCTATCGTTTCTATAGAAGAACTTCTCTCTGTCACATCTCTTGATTTCTTTAGCCATGGCAACTAGATTTTTTCTCTGTTCTTCTAGTTCTTCCTTTGTACGGCTTACAGTGAATACTCTGATCTTTCTTTCTGTATCTTCGTCATACCATGCTTCACAACGCTCAATGTATTCATCTAATGTTTCTGTCTTCTTTAGACGGATTGTTGGCTTAGTGATAACCGTGTAAGTAACTGGTCTAGTTTCTTCCTTAGCAATCAGATAATTACTTACCTGGTCGTTCATGAAATCAACCTTGTACATATACTCATCGGTAATGTAGTTACCTGTTGTTTTATGCTCGATAAGTCCATCGACAGATACTGCATCAATCTTTCCTTTTAGATAGATTCCTCTTGCTAATCGATATCTGAATTCCTGCTCAACATCGATAATTTCTGGCAACTGAGGGAGAATATACTTGATGAATGCTCTTGCCATCGCATCTGTATAATCATGGCTCTCAGTGAATGAACCTGTAGTAAGAATCTCTTCTACCTTGGCGTGATAACTGCTCCCTATC